TTTTTTTTTTTATTACACTTTTTAAAGTTATAGACATATAATATTTCTATTTATAAAGTATTTAAATCGTTTATTTATGTCTCTTATAAATAGTCCAAGAGAAACTTTAATTTTAGCAAAGGATAATCTTGTAAATAGTAGTTTAGAGTTATTTACAGAACATCAAAATTTAATAACTAAAGGGGTTTTATTTATCTGTGGATTTACACTAACTTCTATATTAACTGGTGATTACTCTATATTTTATTATTACTACTGGTTTTTGTTAGGAGTCCTGTCAACTATAGGGTTAGGATTTGGATTACCTACTGGTACATTATTTCTAATCCCTACTATAATTAATAAGTATAATACTACAACTGTAACAGAAACAATTAGTTATGATGTTTTCTGGAAATCACTTCCGATTGTGTTGAGTTGGGGAATAGGAACAGCTATAGGAGAACTACCACCATATTTTCTTGCGAGATATAATCAAAAGGAATATCAAGAATATGTTAAAGATTATTCTAAATATATAGGTTATCTAAAAAAAAATAGTTTCGTGTTTATAGCGATTGGATCATCCTGGCCGAATGTCACCTTTGATTTTGTTGGAATGTTATGTGGGCTAAATGATATATCTGTTTTTAATTTTATAGTCCCTACTATAATAGGCAAGGCATTTGTAAAGGCACCGTTCCAGTTATTATGTGTAATATATTTCTATTCAGAATTATCGAATAATATGATGATTTCACCGCCATCCTACTTTGCATATATACTGAATATAATATTTAGTTGTATTATCTTGTTATTTATAAAAAAAACTATTGAAACCCTAGCAGATAATGAATTAAAATCAAAATTGATTTCTGAAAAATAATAATTTAATAGTAACAAACATGAAATCCCTTATTATTCTGGAATCTGGGACTAAAATTGATAAATTTAAAAAGATCCTTGGTAAAACCGACTATGTATTTTGTGCTAGTTTTGGTCATATAAGAGATTTAGAACAAAAAAAAATGTCTATCGATATAGAAAACAATTTCAAACCAACTTATAAAACAATACCTGGTAAAAATACAGTTATTAGTAATATTAAAAAGTTGTATAAAGGGTGTGACCGTGTTTTGTTAGCGTGTGATAATGATAGAGAAGGAGAAAGTATTTCTTGGCATCTGTCCGAAGTTCTAAAACTTAAACAAACTGAAAGGAAACGACTAATTTTTAATGAAATTACCAAAACTGCGGTTGTTGACGCAGTTAAACACCCAAAGGATATTAATATGAATATGGTTTATGCACAGCAAGCAAGACGACTTCTTGACAGAATTATAGGGTTTACAATATCGCCTATTCTATGGAAACATATACAAAATTCGTATAGTAAAGAAAAAACACTATCAGCAGGTAGAGTTCAGAGTGTTGTTCTGAATTTGATAATAGAAAGAGAAGAAGATATTAGTAAATTTAAAAGCGCAAATAGTTATAAGGTAAACAGTATCTTTATTAGTTCTGGTAATAATCTATCTTGCGATTTGAATAAAGAAATCAAAAATAAAAAGGAAACAACTAGTTTTTTGGAACAGTGTACTGATACTACTTTTAAGGTAGATGATATTAAAAAAAATAAACTAGTAAAAAAACCTTCTCCTCCATTTATTACATCAAGCCTACAACAAGAATCTAGTAATAGGTTTAGGATGTCCCCCAAAAGCACAATGTCTGTTGCCCAAAAATTATATGAAAAGGGTCATATCACATACCATAGGACGGATTCTGTTATTCTTTCTGAAGAAGCTAAAAAAAATATTAAGCAATATATTATTGAAAATTTTGGAGATAAATACTATAAAAATAATACCTTTAAGAATAAAGATAGTAATTGTCAGGAAGCCCACGAAGCCATCCGACCAAGTAATATTGGTAGCACACCTGATGATCTAGAACCGAATGAAGAGAAGTTGTATAATCTTATTAAAGAAAGGACCCTATCATGTATGATGGCTGATTCCAAATTAGAAATCACCTCTTCCTTTATCAAAAGTGAAGATATAGAAAAATACTTCTTTATCTATAAAACAGAAAAGGTCCTATTTGATGGATTTATGAAACTTCAAAAGAAAAAGGAGGTTCCTAAAACTAACACACTTACTAAGGGAGAAGAACTAGATTTTAAAACTATTAAAGCAACAGAAAAATACACCAAACCTAAACTTAGATATACCGAAGCAGGACTTATCAAAAAACTGGAAGAATTGGGTATAGGACGACCTAGTACGTATGCGTCTATGACTAATATTGTTCAGGAACGTAATTATGTAGAGAAAAAGGATATCGAAGGGTGTGATGTGGAATTAGATGTTATAGAAATTAATAATAAAGACAAAGAATTGCATCCAAGCAAACTAAAAACAAAAAGCGGTGTAGAAAAGCAAAAACTAGTACCTACTAATATTGGTGGGATTGTTAATACTTTCATGGTTAGTAATTTTAAATACCTTATATCACCTGATTATACATCTATTATTGAACAAAAATTGGACGAAATTAACCTGGGTAAATTAAATTGGTATGACTTTTTGAAGAATATCTATGGTGACCTAAAATCAAATAGTTCTATACTTAATGATACAGCTAGTTTAGAAAAAGACAAATACAAAAGAGTTCTAGGTAAACACCCAGAAACAAAAGGAGAAATTGTTTGCTATATTGGAACATATGGTCCAGTTGTAAGACATACCATCAAATCTAAACATAATTATTCACCTATTACAAATGTTAAGATAGAAGATATTACACTAGAAGAAGCAATAAATTTGCTTAAATATCCTAAAAAACTAGGTAAATACAAAAACAAAGAGGTTGTTATTAAAAAGGGCAAAAATGGAATATATCTAAATTATGACAAAAAAAACTTTTCAATCCAGGAAGAATGTAGTTTGAAAGATGCAACAACGATTATAACTTCACAAAAGAATAATCTTATCAAAAAAATTAATAAAGATATAATCATTAAAAATGGACAGTATGGTCCATATATTCATTATAAAGCAAAACATTTTATTAGTATTAAAACAGATCCAGAAAAATTATCAGAAGAAGATTGTCTATTACTCATCAAAAAAAAATTCAAAAATTAATTGGCATTATAGGCAACCGGTTCGCTTGTTTCTTTAAAATCAGCTGGATTAAAAATAGCACCATTACACCATTCCTGATTGTTAATAGTTAGATCACGAATAATCATTTTACGATTGGTTCTTTCGTTAAATAGACCACTCTTAGCGCTATCTGTAAAGATTTCATCTAGGTTAGAAGAATCATCGTGTTCTATAAGTTTATTGTGGACATTGAATGTTTTGTGTTTGTCCGCCTTTTTGTTAATATTTAGGAGGAATGCTTCGTCATTCATATAACCCATATTTTGTTGGTCATAGTGGTCGTTAAAAGTATCCTTATTTTCTAATAGTTTTTCAGATGAGAGTGGGTATTTATCATCATGTCTATCATATTTTTTAGGATTAGTGCTTTCTCTAACACGGGGTCTTGGGGGAAGAATATTATTTTTTATTTTATTATCAATTGGTTTAAATCTCCTATAAATACTATTATTTTCTGCACATTCTTTATTATAATTATTGTAAACAACAGGAGTATAATCACATGGTAGAACACGAGAAAATTGATTGCTAATATCAGGTTTCTGCTTTAAAATCTGTTGGTATAAAGACATTTACTATTATAATATATTTTATTTATTAAATAAAATTGATTAAACTAATAATTATATATAATAACATAACTTTACCCAGAATAATGTCAGCCGAAACTGAAAAGAAAAACCCGTACAATTTCAACAATAAACTTATTACAAAAGAATTCGTAGAAAGCATACTACAACAATATGATATCTATGAAATCACAAATCTAAAAATTTACCAGCAAGCATTTACCCATAAATCCTATTCTATTACAAAAAATAATCTTGAAGATATTATCGATAAACCAGAAGGAGGTCTAGAACTAATGGAAAATGACCTTGAACGCATCGAATTTCTAGGCGATTCTGTTCTTGGACTGGTTATAGCTAAATATCTGTTCGAAAGATACCCCAAACAAAATGAAGGGTTCCTTACTAAACTTAAAACAAAGTTGGTAAATGGAGAAGCTCTAGCCTACTTTTCTAAAGAACTAGGGTTTAGTGAATATATTCTTATGTCTAGGCATATTGAAGACAAATGTAATGGCAGGAGTTCTACCAATATTCTAGAAGATGTATTTGAGGCCTTTATTGGTGCTCTATTTCTGGATTTCAATAATATTGAAGTTGAAGATAGTAATAAGGTATATACTGACTTCTATTCAGGAGTTGGATTTCAGATCTGTGAGCGATTTATTATTAATCTAATAGAAGAAAAGGTCAATTTTGAAGACCTTATTAATAATGATACGAACTACAAAGACCAACTTAACAAATATTATCATGCAACTCATCATATGTCGGTAACCTATAAACATATTTCGTGTGAAGTAGTTGATAACCATAAGAGTTTTATGGTGAATGTTATTGGATTTCAGGATGAAATTCTTTCTAGTGGTGAAGGCAAAACAAAAAAGAAGGCAGAACAGAATGCATCAAAAAATGCCCTGGTTAATCTAAAACTTATCTAGATATTTTTAAAATTTATTAATTGTAATTGCTATTCCAGGCAGAATTGCCGCGATATCCAGTATACCCTGTATACCCTTTATTATTATTGCTATCGCTAAAAATGTACTCGTCACCATATAATTCTCGTGTTTTCCATGCCATTTCATCATTATAATTATAATCATCGTTTGTATTATCATTAACTAGACTTTCCTTTTTTGTTCGTTTAGTATACTTTCTAGGTTTCTTTTTAACTACCTTATTGATGACCTTTTTAATTTTTTTTTTTGATTTCTTTTCTATTTTCTTCTTTACAACATTCCTTATAGGTTTCTTGGGAGGGGTTCTTTTAGGTGTTGGTAGTGAACGCGAAGGAGGGGTTCGTTTAGGAGGAGGAGGATAAGATGGTGGAGGAGGAGGTGTATTCCTTGCCTTTTTCTGGGCTAATCGTCTTCTTTGCTGGTCTCGTTCTAAATAATATTGTTGTTTAGGTGTTAGAGGCGGAAAATCGTTCTTAGTTTTACGAGTTTTTTTAGTGTGTTTCATAATATTATTATACTATATTTATTTTTGTTATAAAAAAATTGATTAATAAATAATATAGTTATATTAGTATGCCACGATTTTACAAAGATACCTACCAGAACCGAAAACTTGACCGTGTTGGAAAAGAAATCATGTCTAAAAAAACGTTGAAACTAAAGAAGGTTGTACCTAAGGATGAAGAAAAG